AATCAAATTGCCGGCCGGCTTTGATATTTCCACGTTGTTTGATGCGGACTTTATCGGCGCGGTCATGCCTTGGATTGATCCGAAAAAAGAAGCCGAGAGTTTAGAGATTCTAATGGATATTGGCATGTTGCCGCTTGCATATGCGCTCGCTCAACGTGGCTTTGACATTACGAACATTCTTAACCAGTACCACCAAGACCGAAAACTAGCGAAGAAACTGGACTTAAGCGACTTGTTGGAGCTTAACCGGAAAGTTTCCAATGCGCAGAAAGGAGACGAGAAAAATGCCGCGTAACCAAACCACGCCGCAACGATGGTTCGATATAGTCGCCAATGCTGAAGAAAAGCCGAAAGTGTACCTTTACGGCAATATTGGCGGTTGGGATATCGATGCTTCGATGTTTGTTGAAGCGTTAAAACCTCATGCCGGTAAAGACCTCGATTTACACTTTTTATCCAGTGGCGGCAGCGTTTTCGAGGGACAGGCGATTTATTCCGCCTTAAGTGATCACGATGGCGAAATTACCGCGATTATCGACAGTGTGGCCGCGTCGATTGCGTCATTTATCCTCATGGCGTGTGACAAGATTTTCATTCGCCCTCACGCCCAAATCATGATCCACGAATGCCGCGGAGGCTTTCGCGGTACGGCCGACGAAATGCGCACCATGGCGGCGATGTACGACGAAATTAACGACTCGATGGCCGAGGCGATTTCCGCCAAGTCAGGCAAGAAAGTCGAAGACGTGCGCAATGACATGAAAACCGATTTTTGGATGCGCGGCCAAGCGGCGATTGATTACGGCATTGCTGACGGTTTTTATCAAAAAGAAAGCACCAAAGCCTCGGCGCTTTCCGCGCAAAACCCCACTCAGGAAGAGCTTGCCGCCGTGACTACGCCAAGCGCCGAGCTCTTGCAATCTTACGACGCGCCGCTTGAGCTGGTTGCCATGTACGGCACCGCCACGGCGCAAACCGACCCAATCACACCGGTTAAACCGGCTAATAACACACCGGCCGCGCCGGTAGCTCAAAAAGGTAATACTATGACTGATGAAGAAAAAGCAGCGTTTAAACAAGATATCACCGCGTCAGTGACGGTTGCAGTGATGCAAGGCGAAACGCAGCGCCGCGAGAGCATTAACGCGGCTTTTAAAGGGCATGAGCACAATGCCGGTGTGAGTGAAATTCTCGCGCAATGTCTTAATGATATGACGGTGACAGCCGAGCAGGCAAAAGACCGCTTATTGGCGGCGCTGTGCCGCGGTAAGACTGATCAACCTAACGACCCGAACGCCAATGCTAACGCCAATACTCAGCATTCACCGGCGCCGGTGGTTCAGGGTGCGAGTGACCCGAACGCGCAGCATTTGAGCCAACTTGAAGCCGCGATTCACCACAAAATGGGCGCGGAAAGTGTCGATATGGGCGAAAATAACCCGTATCGATTCCTACCGGCGACCGCCTCGCTTCGCGCTTACTTTAGCGCAACGGGCGATGTTAACGCCGCCGGCATGAAAGACACGGATTTGGTTGCCTTTGCGTTTAACAACGGATCGGGCTCTAGTGATTTGGCGCCAATCTTTGAGCGTGGCATTAAGCGCATTATTCGTGATAACGAATCGAAGTTTAAGCCGTGGATTCAAAAAGTCGTGACCCGTCAGGCGATGGATATCGGCAAAGCTAACTTGTTGCTAAAAACGCAAGACGTGAAAGCGCCGCGCGTGAAAAATGAACACGGTGAATTCACTCAAATCAAACTTGGTGCGGATAAAGAAGTGGTTTGGCTTGGTACGTCAGGCTATGAAATCCAAGTGAGCCGTGAATTGATCATGGCGGATGATTTGGGCTTTATCGGCACGGAAGTCGCGAAATACGTTCGCCGTTGCTCGATGGTGCCGCAAATCACCTTGATTGAGATGCTCAAGAAAAACGCGAACCTCGGTGATAACAAGCCTATCTTTGCTGACGAGTTTGATAATCTGGTTGAGTCGTCCGAGTTTACGCCAGAGGCCATCGATAAGATGAGCTCAAACATGAAAGACATGACCACCTCACAAGGTGAAGATCTTGGTCTGACGCCTCAAGTGTTATTGACGTCGGGCGGTACGCAAAGCAAAGCGAAAGCGTGCATTAAGGCGGAAACAATCGCCAACGTGCCAAACGTGGCGCATGAAGCGTTTGACGAGGTCATTGGCACCGGTCAGCTTGCGAAAGCTAACAAAGCGTTTGGCGTGGCCGACCCGATGAGTATCACGGGCATTGTGGAGGGCTATAACGCTCAAGCGCAAGGCGTACAGATGGAAACCAAGGAAACTTGGAAATCAGACGGCGCGACGTTCCGCATTTACATTGATTCGGTAATTCAGGTTCGCGACCGCCGCGCGTTGCAATGTTGGTCGAAAAAAGCGGCGTAACCGCTCGAGCATAGATAAATTTATCTATGTTGGCCACTTGGCCATTTAGTGTTGAATTTTACTTAAGGGCGCCTAGCGCCCTTTTTTATTGAACAAGCGAAGGAAAGAAAATTATGCAGCATGTAGCCAATGGTGTGACGTTAGCATTAATTGCCCCGACAGGCGGCGTAAAAGCCGGTGTCGCTTACATGCACGGCGAAATGTTCGTCGTGCCAACCAAAACCGCGGATGCCGGCGCCAATTTTGAAGCGTACCGCACCGGAAACTATGAAGGGTTTGAAGCTCAGTTAGCCGATGGTGTGACGCCAGATTTTGAAGGCGAAGCGGCGTATTGGATTCTGGCCGATAACAAACTGACCACGACCAAAACCACCGACAGCAAAAACAATGTGAAAGTGGGCTATTTTGCCAACCTTCACGGCTTTGATGCACTGCATTTAATCGGTGCGTGACGTTAGCAAGATCATTAACGAAAAATTCGGCGCGCCCTGGTCTATCGGGGACGCCGAAAACGTCATTGCGCAATATGGCTTTGTCGATGGCGTAGAAACCATAAAAACCCACGTCGATAATTGCGGGATTCTCGACAAAAAAACGGTTTGCGTTAATGGCGCCGGTGAACGTTTCGAGGTGACGGACAGCCGCCGCAAGTCTAAAACCATTTACATACACACCTTAGCCCCTCTAAATACCAACGCCCCGCCTAAGTGGGAAATGTCACGATGATCAACGTTTACGCCGAAGTCGAAGACGCGAAATATTTTCACCATAAAGACCTAGAGAAAGCGCTCACGCGCGCACTCAAAAAAACCTCGACATGGTTAAAGGCGGAATCCGTCCGAGTGCTTGGCCGTGAGTTAGAAATTCGCGCCGGCGCATGGCGTAAACGCATCAAAGTCAATCGCATTGATAAAGACACCGGCGGGATTTGGATCGGGATAAACGATTTGAATCTGGCGTATGTTCGCGATTACCACCAAACCGCCACCGGTGTGGTGTCGGGGGATAACTACTATCACAAAGCTTTTGCTCAGGTCATGAGCGGGAGCCGTGAGTTAATTTGGCGCCGAACAGGTGAGCGCCGCAAAGTTTCCAATCCTTACGCCAAGCGAAGCCCGAACGGGACAAGAAAATGGCGCAAATCGCCACCGGTCGAAATCGTGCGAGAAGAGATCGCCGATGAGGTGGAAGCGTACACCAAGCGAGGCGACTTAGAGCGCCGAACTATCGAATATTTTAAAGAGGCATTCATTAATGAGCTCTATGAATAACACCGGTGATTATGTTGAAGCCCTGATCCAATTCGTCACGGAAAAAGTCGAAGGGAAAGCGGTCGTTGTTGAAGAGGGCGACGAGCCGGAAAACCCGACCACGCCGCTCATTATTGTGTCAATGCCTAAGATTTTAGAAACCGGATGGTCTGACGATGGCCGTCATGAGGACGTGCTCGGCGTGACACTTGTCGCTAAGGTGCCGAAAAGCATTGATAAGCCTAACGTGACCGCTGTTAATACTGGCGGATTTCTTCGTTATCTCTTGGCAGATAGAGAGATAAACAGCGGCTTTGTGGATTACAACAATATCGATTTGCCGGCCGACGTGGAAGGGGACTCGGTATTGTGGAAAGAGCGCGACAAGGCCGCCAAAGCGAACTTTTTCGGTTACATGATCACGTTTATTCAAACCGTGCGGTATGGGACGGAAGAAAATCCCGCATTCGTTTTGCCCGAAAGTGAAATTAAAGATTTGGCCGGTTAACCGAGGCGGTTTTATGTATGAAAAAATTCAAGAGTTTGAAAACCGTCTCGATCGTTTAGAGCGCAAGATCAGGAATTTAGTTCGAGTGGGGAACGTTAAGGCGTTGCAAGGGCGCCATGTGGTGATTGATTACGAACCGGACACGGACAACGATTATTATTCGTCGCCAATCCCTTGGTTGCCTATTTTTGCCGGCGACGTGCTTCAGTGGCGCGCGCCAACAATAGGCGAAACAATGATTGTGATTAACTTATCCGGCGGCGAGACGGAATCCGACTCGATAGCCTTGCCGGCCATGTATTGCGATGCGTTCCAACCGGACGATCTCGACCCGCTCAAAACCTACACCCGTTTTTTAGATGTGTTTCGCGTTGAAACCGACAGCGAAGGTAATCACCGCCTATTTGCGAAAAACTCGATTGAGTTTGTCACCAAAACATTCTCGGTTAACGCCTCTGACTCGGTCAACGTTCAAACCGCCACTTACAACCGCACGGCCGTTTCGGCAAATACAGACGGCAAGCATACGCAGACCGGACAAACCACCATCAAA